ATCTTTGTTTAAATATATCATAATATAGTCCTGTTAGTTTGTTTATACATATAAGGTAACACTTTTTGCTGTAAAATACAAGCTTTCCGTAAAAGAAACTTTGATTTAAAATCAATAACTTATCAACTATTTTTGTTCACGTTTTGTTCTAATGAAGGGTGGAAGAGTTATTTCCAGTTATCTTTGACCCATTGTTGATCTGATTCGTGTGGATTAGGGTTGCCGTGAAAAACGGCCACTTTAGCATTCATATCTTGTTCAAATGTCCATTGTACTTTAGGAAAACGTGGTCGTTCTCTACTAAACCACTTATATGAAAAAGTCCATTCATCAGGAAAAGGTATCAATACTGGATTTTTTTTCATTAAATCTGTTACCACATTTTGGTCACCTTGTACTTTTCTCCAAGATATTCTGTCTGCAAAATACTTGTCCCATATAAGTGAAGAAGCATTACTATTATTCCATTTCATTATACTTGAATTGTAAATGGTTGTAGGCTGGCCAAAGTCATTTAATATGCCAAATGTATTTTCATCTCCGTGATGAGCAAAACAATCTATATTTTTAAGTATCACTACATCTAAGTCCATATATAGATTAACACCTTGTAGGCCTGTTTCAGGATTAAATAATTGTAGTTTATTCCACCAGCCTTCCATATCGTGTCGTGGAAAAGATTTAAAGTGTATTTTACCTGTAACTAAATCAAATAAATTTACGTGGTCTGTAAAACAATAAAATTCATATGGCACTGTAAGGTGTCTTTGTACCATATTATATAACTTTTGTACGTATTCAGGTGAATATTTGTTACCGTAATATACACAACAAAAGTTTATCATTTTTTCTTACCTATCATTAATATTTGTATATAAGATAAAACTTTTTGAGGTTTTTTATCTATAGCTAAATCCAAACCTAAATTGTTTTCTATTTTTTTTGAAAATCTTAATTCTTTATTATCTAATCTAGTTGATAGATATGACAATTGTTTAGCAAAACTATCATCATTTTTAATTTTAAAATAATTGTAAGCACCATAAGTGGAAAAATAACAATCTTCAAAATTGTAATCTTTAAATATTTTTTTTACACCGTTATGTGTATATCTAAAATAATCATTAGGGTAGCCGTGAAATTTCCATACAAAAGGCACCGCAATATATAGCAAACCTTCTTTTGTTGATAATTTAGAAACGTTGTCTGCAAATATCCAAGGATATTCTACGTGTTCTATAACTGAGCAACATATAATTAAATCATAGGTATTCTCTTTTAATGGTTCAATTGTTTTGGTTAAATCTACCACGTGGTCTACATTCTTACCGGCCTCCATATCTATGCCTACATAATTATTATGCTTTACTAAATCTCTAAAACTTTGTGTGTTACCATAGTCTTTACTTCCTATATCTAAAACGTTATTAAAAGTTTTTTTAGGTAATTCTTTTTCTAAAAAATATGATTGGTTTATATCACCCATTTATTTCCTGCTCCTTTAATGTTTTGTATGCTGTACCATTAGATATTTCTTCTAATGTAAATTGATTTTCAGCAACATATTTTAACCACTCATCAATTGTTTTTCTACCAGGCCTTAATGGTTTTTCTACAAATTTTAAATCGTGTGAAGCAATAGGCGATACAATATTATCTGTATGACATATAACTGGTACTTTATTTAATACAGCATCTATTGCAGCCATACTCATATTTGTAATTAAACAATGGCAATCTTTAAGTTCTTCTTTTATATCTGTTTCCCACCATTGGTTGCCTGGTCTTGGTTTGTTTCTGACTCTTATTTCTCTTTGTGTAAACTGTTTAAGTGTACTTGTTACTTCATTTATCCAATCTTCTTGGCTAATACCATTGATATGATACGTAACTGTAGGTGAAGATGGACATAATAATATATGTTTAGTTTCACCTGTGTACCAACCTTTAAATTCTATATCTATACCTTTATTTGCAAGTTCATTTAATCTTTGGCCGGTGCCTACCTTACCTCTTGTCGTATGTAATTTACCTTTGACTATTCTAAAATATGTTTTGTTTTTATCTAATATAGCAGGTTCAGGATATCTTTTTATAGGTAAGGAGAAATAACCTGTGTCAACATACCACCATTCTTCTTTTTTTTCTATACATTCTTGTATTCTTTTTATATTATTGCCTGCTAATCCCCAAAAGAAATGCACGGGCTTATCTGTATCTGGCCAACCTTTTGTGATGGCAGGCCATATCTGATGTGATAAACATTTATCCCAATTTATAAAATGACAAGTAATCATTAACAACAGCTTGGTGCGTAAAGTACCTCGGATTTTACCGCTAAAACTTGTTTATAATTTATACTCTCAAAAAAATTATGAATTGTATCTTCTGTTAGACCTGTTTTATTCATAACCTTTTTCTTTTTTTCTATATGTATAAAAGGTTTATCTCTTTCAATTAATTTAACTGCACCTTTACATACTTCAATTTCATATCCTTCTGCATCTATTTTTATGTAATCTATTTTATTAAATTCAAATCGGTCTAAAGAATAAACTTCTATTTCTCTATTACCTGATGGTGTGATAAAAGTATTACCAGATTCATTAGGATCGTATTGTATCTTTACTTTCTTCTCTACACTACCTAATCCGTAAGGATATAATGTATAGTTATCTTTAACTATATTTTTAATATAACATTCTCTTACTTCATTCATTGGTTCAAAAGCATAAACGTGTTTAAATAATTCAGTAAAATCTTTTGACCAAAAACCTACGTGTGAACCTACGTCAATTACATTATTAAATTCTTTTATATGATTTTTAATATGGTTTAATATAGTCGTTCTATGTGTTGTTTGATATCCACCATCAGCTATATATTGTTCAAAATGATTATCACTATCTGGTAACCACCAACCTTTTACATTTTTCATAATTTTAACCACCTATCGTTATTTAATGTCCATCTTACTACTTGATTAATTCTTTCTTCAATAGAAACTTTAGGTTCCCAACCTATTTCTTTCATTAAATCACCATCTAAAGCATACCTTAAATCGTGGCCCGGTCTACTTGTATGAAAGTCTACCATTTGATAATTTAATTCTTTGTTTTGTGCTCGAGCAATCTTCTGTGCCAGTTCTAAATTGTTCCACTCTACAGGTCCTACTAGATTAAATTTAGGACATTTAGCACCACCATAATCTCGTTCTAACTTAGAAATTTTATTTTGGTTTTGTAATAAAAATAAACAACCATCTGCTACATCACTTGCGTGTATGTAATGTCTGCTGCCAGGTATTGTTTTTGTTTCATCACTATGTATTGTTACGACTTCTCCTGTGCTAGCCTTTTTTATTGTCATAGGTATAAACTTCTCAGGATGTTGTCTTTCACCAAATACATTCATTGTGTGAGTAATATAAATTGGCATACCATAACTGTTTTCAAAAGCAACGGCCAATTCTTCACCACCTGCCTTTGTAGCACTGTATGGATTTGTTGAATTATATCGGTCTCTTTCTTTATATTTAACACCAACAGGTGCTGGCCCAAATACTTCGTCTGTACTAAAATATATAAATCTTTCTAAGTTCTTTTGTTTACGACCAAAGTTTAATATATTACAAGTTGCTACAACGTTATCTAATACAAAAGTCATTGGATCTTCTATAGAACGGTCAACGTGTGATGAGGCGGCCATATGTATAATATATTCAAACTCACCAAAATCGGCCGTAAGCATTTGATTTACTTCTGCTCTTAAATCGTGGTAAACTATACGTAATCGTTTTTGTGTTTCTTTATCAAACTCGGTCATCATATCTGCAATACGATTTAAATTACCAGAGTAATCCAATCTATCTAAAGATACTATTTCCCAATCTGTGTTTTTTAAAAAATGTCTTATTGTGTGATGTGCTATAAAACCTGCACCACCTGTAATCAATACTCGTTTACTCATACTAACCTTTCTATTTCAATCCACTTCTTACCTATAATTTCAGGCGTGTGGTGTTGATCTATATATAATTGGCCTGCTTTTATGTTTTGCAACACTTCGTTTCTATTATTTATGGCATACTTTAAACCTTGTCCATAATTAAAATCTGAAACAAAATATGAAAAATTCCTAAATGGTTCATAACTATCAACACCTGTATTTGTTAATACTAATTTACCTCTTTGTATACCATCTATTAGTCTATTTGGACTTTTAGCTGATATGTTTTCATTAACACTTACAATCGGTATTAAAACAAAATGACAATCATCTACTATTTGATCTTGCAATTCATATGTCCACTGATAAGCATACAATATTTTTTGTTCTATCAAATGTTTTACTTTATCTAAATGTTTCTGTACTCTTCCTATAACAACGTGTATTTCTATTTTATTATGTATTCTTTTTAAATCATTTACAATTTTATTCCAATCTATAACTTCAAAATTTTTACCTGCACCATAATAAGCAAATTTTATTATTGTATCTTCTTTTATATTTAAAGGTATAGGTTCTTTTCTTTCTCTTTCTACTGGATCGGTTATCACGTGTGCTTTTTTACCTGTGTTTCTAAAAATAATATTAGCTAATGTTGGTGTTGATGTAACAACTAAATTAGCATTTTTACATAAGAAATTATAAGTTTCAACCAACTTTTTTTTACGACTTCCCCATTTATCATCACATATATCGAATACAAATTTTACTTTACTATCTAATAAAAATTGTGCATCTTTTATAGAGGTGTCTTTTGCTAATACTATAATATCATCTCTTGTTGCCTTATCTAAATTTTCTATTTGACCATCATTTTTTCTCATACCTTTTAAAGGTATAATTGCTCTAAATCTACGTGAAGCTCTTGTATGTTCTCCATCTTTTGCTTTGAATTTTAATGTGTAAAATTTTATATTCATTTTCTTTTTTTAACTTTAAAATCTTTTTCATTTCTTGGTTTATATATTGTAGAATGCCTTTCTTTTACTACAATTGGTTTCGTATAATAATAAAAGGCTAAACTTCTTCTATATCTATCTTCAGGACAAGTCATAGGGTCTGGATGTCCGTGCCAAGAATTTTCAGTAGTATTAAAAATTACAGTTGTATTTTTTTTAGGAGATATTGATTTTTTTAAAGAACCCATTTCTGTGTCCCATAAATCTAAATTGCCACCATATTCATCAGGCCAATTATCGTTTAAATAAACAAGTACATTAATTCTTCTGTCTAAAAAAGATATAGGGTGAACGTTAAAATCTACGTGCATTTTTAAAAAACCACCATTTTGAATTGAATGTGGCCCTCCTCCTTCAAAATAAGGATCTGATTGTATATTATTAATGCCTGTTAATTTTTCTAAAAACATACAAAATTCTGGACTGTTTAATTCTAAACAAAATTCTTTAGTAATTGGTTCAAAAAATTTTAACTTATCAGGTTGAAAAAAAGATAATTTTTTTCTAACAGCTTTACCAGATTCATTTTTCATTATTTCTTCCATAACTGGAAATTCATTATATATTTTTGTTAAAACATCATTATCAAATAAATCATAAAAAACTGCGTGTGAAAAAGGAGAAGCGTTAATATAATCAAGATGTTTTTCTTCAGCTAATTTATTAAATTTATCTACATTAAAATATTTCATAATTTAAAATCTATATGTTTTTGATCGTATTGTATTTCATTTAAGGTTTTCAAAGCATATCCACTAGAAAAATCTCCTTTTTCAAATTGACAAGCACTTAAATATAATATATGTTCTTTAATTTTATCATCATCAGGAAAATAAGGATTATCTACATTTTCAATTTTACTTTCACTTAAATAAGAAGCTGCATTAGGTCCCAATGTTATAACAGGATAACCATTTAATATGGCTTCAATACTTACTATGCTACTAAATGTTACAACACAATGTATATTATCGTTTTTTAATTGATCTAAAAATTTATCTTTATAAATTCTTACTTGTCTTGATTTAGGTTTTTGTCTTATAATTATTTCTTTATCTGTAAATTTTTTAATTTTTTCTATTGTTTCAGATATCCATTGACTTACTTTATAATCATAATGCTTAAATACTTTAGAAGTTGGTGGTGCAATTAAAATTTTAGAACCTTTTATTTTCTTTTTAGGTTTAAAAATATCAAAACTTTCTCCCATAATTTTATAAAATCTATTTTTAATTGTGTTTATATTTGTTCTTTGACTTAACTGTTCACTTGATAAATGATTTAATACTTGAAAATTATTTTTTGTAAATCTATGCCATAGTTTATATTTTTGAGGAAAATAACCAGTATCTACATAGTAAAAATCTATATTATTTTTTAAACATTCTTTTATAAAAGGGCTTCTGGCCATACCTCTAAAAACAATAGGTGTTTTATCATTAAAATCTAATGTATCTTTATGTATAGATATATTATTATTTAAGAGATGATTTAATATTTTTTCACCTTTAACTTTAGTATAAACTCTTATCATATCATATCTTTAATAATATCCCAATAATAACCACTACTTAAATCATAATGATTAAAATGAGTATTGGCGTATCTTATAAAAAACTTTTCTCTATCTAAATTTAAATTTGGTTTTTCAATGTCTGATAGTTGACCAGCATTCATATCATAAAAATAACAATTAGGTGAAGAAATAAAAATTGGTTTTCCTTCTACAACTGCCGGACAAGCTGATGATGAAGCAAACGTTACAACTGCATATGAGTTTCTTATTGCTTCTATTAGTGGAGGATATTCACGCATTTTAGAATGTATTATAACGTTTTTAATTTGGCCTGATGTTGACCAAGCATACAATTTATTAAAATCTTCTACGCCAAAATTACCTTTTGCTCGGTGCATTCTTATAATAATAGGTCTATCAGTGTATTGCCTTAATGTATTTGTTGTTTCAATAGCATATTCGGCAGCGTTTTTTTGTTCACCAGAATAACCTTCAGAACCTCTATTCAAATTAATTAATATGTAATCACCTTTTTTTATATCGTAATCATTTACTATAATATTTCTATCAGTTTTAATTTTATCCCAACGTTTTGGATCTGGATTAGATCTCATTAACCATTTACCACCTTTTAAAGGATAAACGTGGCCGTAAGATAATCTAATTAATCTTTTATTTTCTAATGTAAGTGCTTTTAATTTATTTTTGCTTTCATCTCCACTATGGTCATATGCAATTAATACATCTCCGTCTATATAAAATATTTTACCACTTGGTTCAAACTTATCTATTATCTGTCGTCTTAAAGAATTATTTGGTTTATTTGCGTCATTGTACATTTGATAATTAAAACAAAAAGCATAATCTGAATTTATAATAGTATGGTCTTTTACAGGTATAGCTTTCCATTCATTAGAGTGTACATTAACACCTTGTTCAAAGGCTGTAACCCAATCTGCTTTATAATTATCTGCTGTAGTTTTATAATAGATTGCTATTGTTTTCATTTTTGAATACAAATTTTAACTGTGTTTGTATAAATGTTAAACCATTCAGAAGAATAATCACAAGTATTATAATCATTAAAATATGGCCCACCATCTGTGTAGTGTACATTTTTTACTTCTTTTTTATAAGGATATTCACCGACTAACCAATTCCATTCTAATGGTAATGAACCTATTAATTCTTCGTTCTCTAACCATTTAAACTGATGTAACTCTAAACCGCTGGCCTTATTGACATAATCTGGCGTTAATGTAGTACACTTCTTGCAATTCAATAACATAAAACTAGACCAGTTTTTCTTTGCATATTTTGTTTGTACTTGACCTAAGAATTTTGTATCATCTTTAGGTGTATAGTCGTGTTTACAAACCTGTACGGCATACTTGTCATCTCTTAATCTCCATAATTCTGCTATATCGGCCATCATTAACATATCACAGTCCATAAACAAAGCCCAACCTTGATAGTTCATCAGGTGTGGTATTATAAATCTACTAAACGAAAATTCTGTTGATGAAAGATTATTTCTTTCTCTTACAAAGTCATCTTTAATATTTGGTAAATAGATTGGTGTGATGGCCACAGGTTTTGTACTGTGTCTTAATATACTTTCTGATAGTATATGATGTGCTATTTTTTCTTTACTGTCGTATCCTATAAAAACGTTTATCATAATGTCCTTATTTATCTATTGTATAAAATCGTATCCTTTATCCTTTTTCTTTTTACCTTTTAAATGTGTAGTGTATTCGGCCAATTTAGAGTGTGGCCAAACGTGGCCATCTTTTCTTGTACCAGTTAAATTGAATTGTGGTTGACCTGACAAATACTTTTCTCTTACTTTATTCCATACATAACTATCGTGCCATTGTTCTTCTTTAAATAATAAATCTAATTCGTAATATTCTCTTAATTTTTCTACAAAGTTTTTTGTGTGATGATTTGTTAAGTTATAACCTACAAAACCACATTCAGGATATCTAGGTGGTTCTGGCCTGTCTAAGTAACATATAGTATAATCAATTGGTAATATTTTATTAATTATTTCTTGTTCTGTAATTCTTTTTGTAAACACCACATCAGCATCAATCCAAAATACATAATCATATTTACCTTCCATCATTAAATGAGTTTTGGCATATACTTTATAACTAAATCTTATTGCGTCTTTAAGAAAATCTAAACCATATATTATTTTACTTGTATCATTTTTTTCTGTACTGAATTGATTTCGTTTTGAATTTCGTTCTATAAATTGTTTTAAACTAGGATTTGTTTCGTGTATATCTCTATAAATTATATTATCACGCATAGGGCCAATTTCAGGAATCCAACCCTCGTGGTAAATATAACAATCAAATGGCCAATTATAAGTTTGTAAAAATCTAAAGGCGTAATACTCGTATAACTGTTTATTTAATGATGTTACTATTGCTATTTTCATAACCGGCCTTTGCTATATAATAAGCATCTATTATATCTGTAATTGGATTGTTGAGTGTAGGTATATCAAAAACTTTCATTAGATTTGTATTCGTATCTTTTGTAAATTGGTCATACATCTTTTGTTTGTCTGCATTACCTTTACCTGTGGCAAATTTCTTAATGACACTTGGTACTAATATTCTATAATTATATTCTTTTAATCTATACTTTAATATACCACCGTTTTCTGCAATTTGAAATACGGCTTGTCCTTTACTGCCAAAAGAATATCCTTCAATGAAAATTTGTGGGTCTGTTAATTTGTTTATGATTGATAATGCCCAACTTGATAGATTTTCAAATCTTTCTATAGGATTTTTATATTCAGTATGTTCTGTGCCTAATATATTCTTCATCATATTACCAATATGTTTCTTTTTACTTGTGAGATAAAAGAATTTACAATCTTCAAATTTAAAACTACCTGTACTGACGCAAATGGCCGGTGAGTTTAAACTAAAATCAATACCCACCGTGTGCATATTACTGATTGCCTTTTAATATCTCATTCATTCGTTTTTCAAATTTTTCATAATACCATAATTTAGGTTTCATTGTTTTTTCAATGTAATATTTTTTAATTTTATCAAATCTTTTATTTACTTCAGGTATTTTATTATATAATTCTTCAATTGATTCGACTCTTTGCCATTGATCTGCAACAAGAGTATTATCACTATCATAATTTTTCCAAACAAAAGGAAAAATACCTAATGCAATTGCTTCGTGATAACGGCTTGTTGTTGCCTTAGGGTCTAACCAATTAAAACATAAAGTAGATTTTGCTTTTGTTAAATCGCCTAGTAAATTATACATAGTATCTATTTTTCTATCAGCTTTAAAAGAATTATATTTACCAATAAAATATGATTTAATTTTATTATCTTCTTTAATTTGTTTAAAAACCAAATGTCTTTCATCACCAGAATCTATATCATCAATAAGTTTTTTTTTATCACAACCCCAATAAATAAAATCATACGTTTTTTTTGTTTTAGATAATTGTGTTGAAATATTTTCTTTAATAAAATGATATTTCATTCCGTGCAAACCTCCAGGTAAATCCATTTCATCAAAAGTAGAAAACTTACCTATAGGTTTATTTTTAAAAGTTCTTGTACGATATAATTCTTCATTGTCGGCACGGTCGCTACGTACTAAAACAACGTGTTTTTTTGGTAGATATTCAATAATTTGTTTAGTTAATACTTCAGAACGTTCTCTTTGTACTGGATCTCTATAACCTTTGATATGTTCTAAAAATTCATTTTCGCTGGGAATAATTATAACATCAGCATCTATAATGTCATCTAACTTTCTACGATTAGCCGTACTCCAACCGAAGTTACATACGCCATATGTGTGTTGTGGATTTTTTAAAATGTATTCTTTATATAATTCATAAAAAGAATCCATAATATCTTGAAGTGGCTTTTTATAATTAGTGCCACGTCTAAGTCGAGTAATAGTTAATTTCATAATTAATTCCAATCTTCATTATCTACCTCAGTTATCTCCTCATCTATTGCGTGAGCACAAAAAGGACACGTAATAGGAGTTGTTTCGTGTATCTCATTGTTCCACGCTATTACATATTTAGTTTGACAGGAAGAACAAGTTTTTGTTTGTTTAGTGATCATTATAATTTAAACTTTTTAAATTGATCTTTTTTAACATCTTGTTGAATACCACCAATTATATAACTTTCAATTTCTGTTTCTTGTGGAGCATTTTGCATTGATCTACTATTCAACCAATGATCTACCCAAGGTAATGGATTTATTTTTGTATCATAAACAGGATCTAAACCAATGGCCTTCATACGTCTATTTGCTGTGTATTCTACAAACTGATGTAAAAGTTTTTCTGATAACCCTATCATTGAACCTTGTGAGAACAAATAAGTTGCCCATTGTTTTTCAGAAGCAACAGCATCATCATACATTTTGTAAACTTCTTTTTCTGTATCTTTAATTACTTTTAACATTACTTTGTCGTTCTCTATGTCTTTATAGTTATTAATAATTCTTTGTGATACTGCTAAGTGTTGACTTTCATCTCGAGCAATAAAAGAAATAATCTTTGCTGAACCTTCTAATAACTTTAATTCACCAAAAGCAAAACTACAAGCAAATGATACATAGAATCTTAAACCTTCTAATATGTTTACTGTTACTAAAGCCTTCCATAATCTTTTCTTTAATTCATACATATCAACTTTATCAGGTGTCAATTGATATTTGTAACCCATTTCAATTAAATCATCATAACATCTTGTTACTGATTCTGCACGTTCTTCAATTTTCTTATCTTCAATAATTGTATCAAAAATTTCACCAGGATTTGCATATAGATTTTTTATAATGTAAGTATATGATCTACTATGTATTGTTTCCATAAAATCCCAAGTTACAATACAACCTTCCAATTCAGGTAAAGAACAGAAAGGTAAAAATGCCAAACAAGGTCCACGTCCTTGTACGCTATCTAACATTGTTTGGTATTTTAAATTAGATGTAAATATATTTTTTTGTTCTGGTCTTAATTCTTGGTAATCGTTACGGTCTTTTTGTAATGATACTTCTTCAGGTCTCCAAAAGAAACCTAATTGTTGTTGTGTAAGTTTATCAAAAATAGGATACTTAAATGTATCATATCTTTGTACGGCTAAATCTTCACCAAAAAACATTTGTGCTTTGGTAAAATCTAAACCTTTTGATTTATTAAAAACTGACCTACTCATAATTATATTTTACACGATTCGCAATCGTCATCTTCCTTTGTTATTGTTTCTGGCACGTTATCTTTAAAACCTACTGGATGTGCCGGTTCATCTTCATCTTTTTTACCATCATATGTGTTTTGATAGTAAGATGTTTTCCAACCATACTTATACGTTGTCAATAAGTCATTTATCATTTCTGATAATGGTGTTTGGCCACTATCATAGTTTTGTGGATTATAAGACCAGTTACCACTAATAGCCTGGTCAAAATACTTTTGCATTACTGCAACCACATTTATATATCCTTCATTGGACTTCATATCCCAAAGTAAGGTATAAAAATTCTTTAGTGTATTATAAGACGGCACCACTTGTTTTAATGGGCCTTTCTTTGATTTCTTTACTGATATAAAATCACGTGGTGGTTCTATACCATTTGTTTCATTAGATACTACACTTGAAGATTCTGATGGCATTTGAGCCGAGAGTGTGCTATGTCGAAGGCCGTGCTCAACAATATCCTTCCTCAATTTCTCCCAATTATAAGATAGTTTTCTTGTTACTATTTCGTCTACCTCTTTTTTATAGGTATCAATTGGTAAGATACCATCAGAATATTTTGTACGATTAAAGTACTCACACTTACCTTTTTCTTTTGCAAGAGTATTACTTGCCTTTAATAAATTGTATTGAAATGCTTCCGATAATTCATCAACTAATTTCCACGCACTCTTTTCACTATATAATACTTTATTCTTCGCTAGATAGTGTGCTAATCCTATGTAACCTATACCTAGACTTCTTCTTGCCTTTGTAGAAATCTCAGCGGCCTTTACAGGATACTGTTGATGTTCTATAATTTCATCTAAAGACCTTACTGATAAATCGCATAGTGTTTCTAATTCATCAAAATCTTTTAGTGTACCTAAATTGATAGCAGACAATATACATAATGCAATTTCACCATCTTGGTCAATATGTTGTAATGGTTTAGTAGGTAATGTAATTTCTTGGCATAGATTTGACATTGTAATTATATCTTTAAATGATGAATGTGTATTACAATGGTCTATATTCATTATATAGATACGGCCTGTTTCTGCTCGTTCTTTTAATAAACTTTGTATAAGGTCTTGTGCTTTAATTTTTCTTTTCTTAACTGATGTTTTCTTTTCGTATTCTTCATATAGTTTATCAAATGAATCTGTACCCCAAGTTTCATATAAATCTGGTACTTCGTGTGGTGAAAACAAAGTTATATGCTCATCATCAATAAATCTTTGATAAAATAATTTTGATAGTTGAATTGAATAATCTAATTTACGAACTCTATTATCTTCTGAACCTTTATTGTTTTTAAGAACTAATATATCTTCTATCTCTTGGTGCCATATAGGAAAATGAACCGTGGCAGAACCACCTCTTACACCGTTTTGTGTACAACACTTAACTGTTGCTTCAAATTTTTTAAGAAAAGGCACAACGCCTGTGTGTTGAACTTCACCACCTCTTATACGAGAATTAATACCTCTTATACGGCCAGCATTGATACCTATACCGGCACGCTGTGCCACGTACCTGCCAATAGCCATATCGCTAGTAAAGATACTAGGTAAAGTATCATCAACATCAACAAGAACACAACTAGCATACTGACGAACAGGAGTACGGACCCCAGCCATAACAGGAGTCGGAATATTAATTTTAAACCTGGAGATTGCGTCATAATATTTTTTAACATAAGTCATTCTTTTATCTTTGGCATACTGTGAAAATATTGTTGCCGAGATAAGCATATACATAAACTGAGGAGTTTCGTAAACTTCTCCTGAGCTTCGGTCTTGCACTAAGTATTTATCTATGACCTGACGAAGGCCAGCATAAGTAAAATTATAATCTCTTGTGTGATCTATCCACATATTCATACGGTCAAATTCTGATTTGTCATACCACTTTAATATATCGGCATCATACACTTTTAAATCTACACCTTTTTTTGTATGATCGTATAGATGAGGGTGGTCCCATAATTTACTAAAAATACTTTTTCTTAAACTGAATAATAATAATCTTGCCGCAACGTATTGATAGTTAGGTGTTTCTAATGAAATTAAATCTGAAGCCGACTTGATAAGAATTTTTTGTATCTCGTCCGTTGATATACCATCATAAAATTGTAAACCACTTTTCATCTCTACTTGCGAAGCCGATACGCCTGTTATATCTTCACAAGCAAACTCAACCATTTGGTGTATCTTTTCAATATTAAGAGGTTCTTTTTCTCTGGAGTTTCTTTTTTGAACTAAAATTTTTTCAGTCGTCATACGTTACATTTCTTCCAAGAATTAAGTTTTGTCAATGCTGATAATTTATTGTGTGTGTTAGTACTTATAATATTTTGAACCTCTGGAATAGTCTTACCTGATATGATTAAATCGTTAATATCTTTTGATTTTATGTTGTCTGGCCACATAAAAATATTATAATTGTTTTCAATTACTTTGTACATACGTTTTACGATTTCTTTATTTCGTGGTTCGTTATCAAAAATATAAGTTACATTTTCTGGATTTGTTTTTAAAGTTAAATCGGCACCTGCGGCTGCTAAACAATTGTCTAAAAACAAACTATCAATTGGTCCTTCAGTAATGTAAATATGTTTTTGAAAGTTTACTCTTTCTAAACCATATACTTTTTGTTTAGTTTCGTCAAGCTTAATTGTTAAATATTTTGGTTGTTCATCACCGAATGCACGGCCTTGAAAAGCAAATAAATTACCAGTTGTATCATAGAAAGGTATAATCAATCTAGGATGTTCACCTTTAAAATTTTTAAATGTATCTGGTTTTACTTTATTCACCAAAGACATAAACTCCATACTTAAA